TCAAAGCGTTAATGCAAACTGCGAGTTCAAGTTAGTTGTCCAAAATGCAGCAGGTACTGCGACAGACACAGTTACTTTTAACTTTTCCAGAAACTCAAGCAACTATATTCGCACCGTTTTTAACACAAACCCTCAACTTGTAAACAGTACCACAATTGACTCAGACCAACTTAAGACATATTGGCTAGGTGAAAGTTTTGCCAGAGAAGTTGAAACTTCATTGAATTCTTTGGGTGCTGGTGAAGTTTATGGTATTATAACGCCATTAGACAACGGCTCAAAGAACTGGAGTGACCACAGAGAATCAGCAGCAGAAGCTGAGAGTGGTTGGGTTATCTCGCAAAAAGATGCAGGAGGTAACTTTACCGACTTATTTAAATTCAAGTCACTCCATGTAGGCGAAGACATTCAGAAAGACTATATGATTGCCATCGAACAAATAGCAGAATCTAGCAACCCAACCGTTAATCCTTGGGGAACATTCACTGTAGCAGTAAAAAATCTTGCAGGTCAAACTGTAGAGAGATATACTGGCTGTAATTTGAATCCTTCCTCTCCTGACTTTATTGCTGCTCGTATTGGAGACCAATACATGGAATGGAGTGATGATGACCGACGATATAGAACTAGAGGTGAATTCCAAAACAAATCTGACATCATTTATGTCGAGGTTAAATCTTCCATTAGAAATGGTAGCGGTGCAGGCTTGCTCCCTGCTGGCTTCAAAGGTCCTGTTCGCCCTAAAGGTTTCACTCTAATCTCTGGCTCTACCGACGTTCAAACATATGGAACAACAACAGCTAATGGCTCCGCCTTTGCAAACGCATATGTTGCAGGCTCTGGTTCAGGCGTTAACACTGTTGCTAACGGAGAATACATAACAACATTGACAGACTTTACAGGTTCTTTCGTATTTCCTTCAATTCCATTGAGAGTAAGTGGAACTGACGGTGGAGCAGTGGATCCTTATCGTGTATATTGGGGAATTCGACCTAAAATAAGTTCAACCTCCAATCAGCATGATCCAGACTATTGTGATTACCTAAGAAGACTACCTAGTGGTATTAACAATTGGACTCCTGCTAATGCAACAGATTATGAAAATTCTTTCATCTTCACTTTGGATGACATTGTTACTGGTTCAAATAACGTTGTTTATCATAACGAGGGTGCATACGCCGCCGCTACTTCTTTTACCGCTCAATCAGACAAGACATTTGGAGATTTGCTAAGCTTAAATGTTAGACAATTCTTAATGCCTTTGCATGGTGGGTTTGAAGGCTTGGACATTAAAGAAAAAGAGCCATTCCGTAACTCTCTACTTGATGATGGAACAGGCGACAAAGATAACTACTTGAGATACTCTATCAACAAAGCTCTCGATTCTATCGCAGACCCTGAGGTTGTTCCTGCCAACTTATTATTGGCTCCAGGAATTACCGACCACACTATCACAAACAGACTCGTTTCAATAGCAGAGAGCAGAAAAGATGTTTTAGCTATTGTCGACTTGAAAGATGATTTTGTTCCATACGCAGAAAGACTTGCTGGAGATACAGATGCAGATTCAATCGGCTTAGTTAGTACTGCTGTATCAACATTGAAGAGTAGAAACTTAGATTCTTCTTATGCTTCAGCTTTCTATCCTTGGATTCAAATCTCAGACAACTTAAACGCAGGAAACCTTGTATGGGTTCCGCCTTCTATTGCTGCTCTAGGTGCTTTCGGACGTTCTCAAGCACAGTCTGACGTATGGTTTGCTCCTGCCGGCTTTAACCGAGGTGGTTTAGGTTCTCTCGGAGGCTCTCGAGGACCAAAGGTTCTTCAAGCAAGACAGAGACTAGATTCAAAAGAAAGAGATTTGTTGTACGAAGTTAACATCAACCCAATTGCAACTTTCCCTGCTGAAGGTGTTGTTATTTTTGGACAAAAGACTCTTCAAGCAACAGAGTCTGCTCTCAACAGAATCAATGTTCGTAGATTGGTGCTTTACTTGAAGTCTCGAGTATCTGTCATCGCTCGCAACTTACTGTTTGATCAAAATGTTGAATCAACATGGAACCGTTTTAAGGGTGAAGTTAATCCTGTCTTATCTGATGTTAGGGCAAGATTTGGTTTGGCTGACTATAAGCTTATTCTTGATGACACAACAACAACTGCTGACTTGGTAGATCGCAACATCATGTATGCTAAGATCTACATCAAGCCTGCTAGAGCTATTGAATATATTGTGGTTGATTTTGTTATCACAAGAACTGGTGCGGATTTCGTATAGGCCACTAATTACAGATAAATAGGAGAATTTATTATGACATTTTGGGGAGTTGATCTAAGCAAGAACACGCAAGGTGATCCAAAGAGAAAGTTTAGATGGAAAATTTCTTTTGGAGGTATGGGAGGTGAGACCGGTATCGTTTGGTTTGCAAAATCAGCAACGAAGCCTGAGTTAACCGTCAGCAATGATGCTACTCACAAGTTTTTGGGACACACATTCAAATTCCCAGGCAGTGTTTCTTGGAACGATATTGATGTAACTTTAGTTGACCCAGTATCTCCAGACGCAGCAGAGAAAACACTTGGCATTATTCACAATGCTGGCTATAGAGTTCCTGAGACACAAACAGTCTTACAGACAATCTCTAAAGATAAGTCAGTGGATGCATTAAAAACTGTCGTTATTGAACAATTGAATGGCGATGGTGAATCTGTTGAAAGATGGGAGCTTCACAATGCTTTCTTATCTAAGGTTGGCTTTGGCGATTTATCCTATGAAGACGATGCTCTATCTGAGATCTCACTAACAATCACTTATGATTGGGCTAAGTGGGGTAAGAAGCAAGATTCAGCAGGAATCTTCACAGAAAGTTATAATCCGCAATAACAAGGTGAATAGATGACATGGTGGGGAACAGAATTATCTACTAGTGGATCAGTTGGAATTCAACCAAAGCAGAAGAATAGATTCGTGCTTAAGGTTGGAGGGAATACTATATTCACTGTAAAAACTGTTACCAAACCTGTCGCTGAGGTTGAGACAAAACAATATCGTCTAATTAACCACTACTACAACTATCCCGGTCTTGTGAAGTGGTCTCCTATCGAAGTGACTCTGGTTGATGCATATCGTTTAGATGACGCAAACAATAGATCTTTAGCAACAGCAGAGGAGATGTGGAGAATGTTGATGTTTTCAGGCTATGCCACACCAGACATGACCAAGACATCGAATTATAGAGCACCAAGCTTAAGCACCCCAGAAAAAGCTTCAATGATAGCCAGATCTGCTGCTGGTAGTATATCTATATCCCACCTAGACCCCGAAGGAAAAGAGATAGAACATTGGGAACTTGTCAATCCAATGATAACAAAGTTTAATTGGGGTAGTCTAGACTATAGCTCAGATGAATTGGTTGAGTATAGCTTTACCATAACATATGACTGGGCTAAGTGGAGCCGAACATCCGTAGCGGATACTGCAACTGATACACTTCCAGTCAAGGGAAGGGATGATGGGCATGGTCTTTTTAGTGCTCCCGACGCACTTAAATAAGAAAACAAAATAAGTTGAGGTGAAACTTGAGAAGAAACAATGAAGAACGATTGATGGGCGTTCATAAACCAACACCATCAGAGGATGCACCACCAATGGCAAATCCAATGGACTTTGTGACACCATCACAATTTGTCCCCCTTCCATCAAAAGGAAGATACCCGCAAGGACATCCGCTATGTGGACAAGATTCAATCGAGATTAAATACATGACGGCGAAAGATGAGGACACATTGACAAACCGCTCTCTTCTAAAGAAAGGTTTAGCAATTGATCGCTTGATTCAAAACATCGTCAAAAATCCAAGCATCAACGCTCGTTCTCTTTACATCGGAGACCGAAACGCAATCATCGTCCACGCAAGAGCATCAGCATATGGGGCAGATTATAAAACATCAATCCAATGTCCTGCTTGTGGCGAGACAACAAAATTCAAATTTGACTTGGCAGACCATGAAGAATATCATGGAGACGACATTGAAGATACAGACATCATTGACAATAACGATGGAACATTTTCAGTTGATCTTCCATTGTCAAAAATAAAGGCCCGCATTCGCCCTTTAACGGGCCAAGACGAGGTCGATATGCTTTCCGAGGGTAAAGCCAAGGATGCAACCAACAACCTCATTACAAAGCAAATGAGACGCTTTGTGTTGGACTTTAATGGATATGCCGGAGAAAAAGAAATCAACTATGTTGTTGAGAACATGGTGGCAACAGATTCGAGATATCTTCGAGACTGTTTTAGACTAATCTCTCCCGATATCAAAATGGAACAAGAATTTGCTTGCAAACATTGTGACCATAAGGAGGTAGTTGTGGTTCCATTCGGAACTGACTTTTTTTGGCCTGACAGATGAGTACATGGAGCAAGTCTATGAGGCCTTCTTCACCTTAAAACATTATGGTGGGTGGTCTCTGTTCGAGCTTTACAACCTTCCAATCGGTCTTCGGTCATGGTGGCTCGAGAGAACAATCGAAGAATACAAGAAAGAAGCGGAAGCGATGAAGAAATAATGATGCTCAACAATGCTTGAGCATTTTCTTTTTATAACTATTTAGTTGAGATAAGAGGGTTAATAAATGGCAAATCCAACAGGACCAACACCACCAGAAACAGATGCAAAATCTCAAGCAGAACTTTATGAGTTGTTAGTTAAATCAACAGCTCAAGAAGAGAGGATGTTGGAAATCCTCAAAGAAAAGAGCAAGTACACCTCACAATATTTAGATGTTTTGAAGGCGGAAAATGAATTGTCCAAATCTAGACTATTGAACTTAGGGCAAAATCTTGAGATTTGGGAAAAGATTGGCGGACAGACCGATAAGCTTTTAGAAGAACAAAAAGCGATTGAAGAGTTGTTGGGAGAAAGCCTTGGTCAAGAAGAAGACAGAAATGAACTTCTCAAAGAACGAGAAGAAATCATAAAAAAAATAAAGAAAATAAAAGAAGATGAACTAAAAAAGATAAAGGAAATTCTCAAAGATGATGACATAATGATAAAACAAGGCGACAAACGTCTAAAATTATCAGAGGCTCTCGCTAATGTCACAGGAACAGAAGCCGAAAAAATGCAAAAAAGAAAGGATTTGCT